AAAAATGGAAAACTAGTTAAAACCATTACAGGAGGAGAAGGAGAAGCTAATGCTTGGATGAATCAAGCTCAAAGAGCTGATAGAGAAGAGATGTTTGAATCAGTATCACTAAAAGATTTACTAGACTAAGATGAACAATCCACTATTAATAAACGTAACTCCTTTCAAAGGACTTCTTACAGAATCAAAAACCAAACCAGGTGTTTTTGAGGTAACAGGTATCATGCAAAGAGCAGGAGCTAAAAACCAAAACGGAAGAATCTATAAAAGGGAAATTCTTGAACAAGAAGTAAAAAACTATATTGAGAATTTTGTTAAGGTAGGAAATGCATACGGAGAATTAGACCATCCAGAATCTCCAATTGTATCATTAAAAAATGCTTCTCACGTAGTAAAAGAACTATGGTGGGAAGGTGAGGAACTTATGGGAAGAGTTGAGCTACTGAATACTCCTTCTGGCAACATAGTAAAGGAGATACTCAGAGCTGGACATACAATAGGTATTTCATCAAGAGGAACAGGATCAGTGCAGCAAACAAACGAAGGAACTTTGATGGTACAACCGGATTTCGAGTTGGTATGCTGGGATTTTGTAAGTAACCCATCTACACAAGGAGCTTTTATGAACCCAATTTCATTAAACGAAGGAGTTGAGGGGATACATAAATATGCAAAATTAGATAGTATAATAAACAACATACTAAGAGCATAAAACAAAAAAACATACTATTTATATATGTAGAGTCGAGGCTACAAACGTAAATAGAAAACATACAAAACTTATAGTGAGTAGGGACCTCGACCCCGAAAGCTGTAAGTTTTTTTTATTATGGATTATCAAAGAATTTATGATCAAATTATTGATCGAGCAAGAACAAGAAAGTTAGAAGGTTACAAAGAAAAACATCACATTATTCCAAAATGTTTAGGAGGATCTAACAAAAGGGAAAATCTTGTAGAACTTACAGCTAGAGAACATTTCATTTGTCACAGATTATTAAACCAAATTCATCCAGGAAACAAATCACTTATTTTTGCAAGCTGGATGATGAGTAATTTAGAATCAGAACAACGATCGTTTAAAGTATCAGCCAGGACGTATGAACAACTTAGAAAAGAACACTCGATAGCAAAGTCACAAATACTTATAGGAACTACAAGACCTCAGAAAGTAAAAGATAAAATTTCAGCAGCAAACATATTGTTAGGAAAAAAACCACCAAGTCATAGAGGTGTTGCAAAATCACAAGAACATAAAGAAAAAATTAGACAAATTAGAACAGGAGTACCACGGCCAAAAATTACTTGCCCACATTGCAACAAGCAAGGAGGAGTAGGAGCAATGAAACAGTGGCACTTTGATAACTGTAGAAACCAAATATAGCCTATATTTATATAAAAATAAAAAATGGAAAGAGATTTTAACATACACCAATGGCAAGCAAAGTTTCTAAAAGAAAATACAGATACAACATCAGTAGGAGAGTTAGGAGATTTTGATGGCACACTAGGGCAGCTACAATCAATAGTATCAGGACTAATACAGCACTACGGAAAAGATGCACAAATAAGAGTCGACGCAGGACACAATAACGTAGAATTTATAATTACAGCATAAACAATCTTACAGAATAAATAACACACCCACCCCAAAAAGGTGGGTTTTTTATGTTTTGGAAAAACAGGTATATTTATTACTGAATATGTCATGAATATATATGGCATCTACTATACGTAAAAACATTATTACGCTTCCAACTACTACAATAAGCGTACGACAAAATCACAAAACAAAATGTCAACAAACAAAGATTTATTAAAGCAAGCAATTGCCGAAGCTAAAACTATTCGTGAAGCTGCAATCGCCAACGCTAAAGAAGCTTTAGAAGAATCTCTTACTCCACATCTAAAAGAAATGTTAGCTCAAAAGCTACAAGAAATGGAAGAAGAAGAAATGGAAGAAGAGATCGTAAACGAAGAGGAAACTCTTAACGATCCAGAAGGGCCAACAGCTCACGGGAATATTAAAGAAGCTGAAGAAGACGAGGAAGAAGAAGCAGAAGAAACCGAAGAGGAAGAAGCTGAGGAAACTGAAGAAGAGGACGAGGACATCGAAGTTAAGGACATGTCAGTCGAAGAATTAAAGGATCTAATCAGAGACATCGTAGCACAAGAAACAGGTGTAGAAGATGAGACGGAAGAAGAACTTCCAGTAGATGGGATGCCAGCCGACGATATGACAGGTGCTGAAGAAGAAGAAATCGACATCAACGAGTTGCTAAGAGAACTAGAAGAAGGAGATAGCGAAGAAGAAGATGTTGTTACTGAGAAAAAAGATGACTACATGGAAGGTATGAAAAAACCTAAAATGGAAGGTATGAAAAAGCCAAATCCAATGGAAGAAGATTTAGAAGAGGCTCTTAACACAGTAGCAGAATTGAGACAACAACTTCAAGAAGTTAACCTTTTAAATGCAAAATTACTTTATGTAAATAAAGTTTTCAAAGCAAACAACCTTACAGAAGGTCAAAAAGTAAATGTTGTAGCAGCTTTCGACAAAGCAGAAACAGTTAAAGAGGTAAAATTAGTTTACGAAACAGTTTCTAAAAATGTTGTAGCAAAACAATCAGCTAAACCAGCGATAAAAGAGCATAAGTCTTTTGCGTCTAAACCAGCAGGTTCTACTCAGAAACAAGTTATCAACGAAGTTTCAGAAGCAGTAACTAGAATGCAAATTCTAGCAGGTATCAAACCAAGAGAATATTAATCAACAAAAACAAAAAAACTTTAATTTAAAAAATGGAATTAAATCACTTATTAGAAAGCTCTAACAACTATAAGACATTACAAGCTGATGCAGCTCGTCTTACTGGAAAATGGGCTAAATCTGGTTTACTAGAGGGGATCTCTAACGTAAACGACAGAAACAACATGGCTATGATTCTTGAGAATCAAGCAAAACAAATCGTATCTGAGCAATCTCAGACAGGTAATGGTGCAATTGGTACTGCTACAGGTGGTGCTGAGCAATGGGCAGGTGTAGCTTTACCATTAGTACGTAAAGTATTCGCTCAAATCTCTGCTAAAGATTTCTTATCTGTACAACCAATGAACTTACCATCAGGTCTAGTATTCTACTTAGACTTTAAATATGGTACACAAGAAGCAGGATTCCCTAGTAACACAAACATGTACGGTAACGTATCTACAGCTAACTCTAAAATTGGTGTAGATAGTGAAGTGTCAGGAGGTTTATATGGAGCTGGTAGATTTGGATATTCATTAAACAACTACTCAGCATCTGTAGGAACTCTTAGCAAAACAGCTGCTAGTTCAGCATCTATTGCATACCAAGACGGTATCAACCCATCTGAGTTTACAACATTCTCAGTGCCATTATCTAGTTTATCAGGATCAGATTCAGAAGCAGTAAGATCTTTCAGACTTATCTCTGCATCAGTAGATGTTACGTCTAACCCTGAGTTGACAGCATTAAACGCAGCTGGAACTAGTGTAGTATTCGTAGTAACAGGTTCACTTGTAGTTGCATCTACAATTACAACAGCTGCTGTACTATACTCAGCACAACCAACTGATAGTTCAAGAGGTGATTTCGAGGATGGATCAACAAAAGTACCATCTACAGGAATTAATGCACCAGCTACAATTAACATTCCAGAAATCAACGTAACACTTGCTTCTGAAGCAATCGTTGCTAAGACAAGAAAGTTAAAAGCACAATGGACTCCAGAGTTCGCACAAGATCTTAACGCTTACCACTCAATCGATGCTGAAGCAGAATTAACTTCTCTATTATCTGAATACATCTCTATGGAGATCGATTTAGAATTATTAGATATGTTAATCTTAGATGCAGCTACAACTGAAAAATGGTCAGCTAGAAACAACAAAACTTGGACAGGAACAGCTTGGTCTTCTGGAACTGCTGCTTCAACAGACTTCTATAATACTCAAGGACAATGGTTCCAAACTTTAGGAACTAAAATCCAAAAAGTATCTAACAAAATTCACCAA